GACCTATCCATTGGTTCGTCACACCCGGACGTTCAACCCTCAAATCAGGTAGGCCATCATCCACTCCTAAAACGTGCAACGGAGATGTCGGGGTCATGCCAATTCCAAACATCCCCGCCGATGTGAGACGCATCTTCTCGCCCATGGAACCACCCTCGGAGACACTCCATGTCAGGTAGCCATCCTCTGTATCATTGGCAGGGTCCTCAATGAGTCCAGCAATCTCAGCATAGGAATGTTTAGCCGAGTTCGATGCGGAATCGCCAGCCGTGAATGCAAGCACCGGACCCGTATCGGTGATGGCACTGCCTTGATTGATTGCGAGTCGCTTAGAACCGGGTTCAACCACCACATCATTCGACCCACCGGTCTTGAGTTGGATTGGACCAGCCAAGTTCCAAAGTTCCATCCATGCTGGTTTGGTAGCATGACTCGCTCCATACTTGATGATGCGAGCATCGAAGTCGTCGTTCACATCATCTTTGAAGTCGATGAAACTCTGCGTGGTGGGCGTGTGGAGGAACTCGATGTCGCCGGTGCTGTTGGTCTCAAAGTAGGCAGTGGTCCCTCCGAAGTGAGAAGAAGTTGCCACGGTCAAATCCTTGGTTGGAATTGTAGTTGCGATTCCCAACCTACCGGTCCCAGTAAGTGTCATCGCAGTGCTGCCATTGGCTTGGAATGCAAGTGGGTAATCATTGGCCGTTCCAATGATGGCATTGGTCGTGTTGATGTTCACATCGAACTGCGCCCGTCCATTCCGCTCGACCCTGAGAGTGGCGTCGGCCCCGTCCGTGTAGAGATGGAAGTCCTTGGACGGTGTGGAGGTCCCGACGCCCACGCGCGCGGCACTCCTGTCCGAGTAGAGTAGAGTCCCCGAGCCGCTCTTGGTTTCAAAGTCCCCGAGGTAGTTCACGACAGCCGCGAGATTCTCTGCGTTGGCAGTTCCTAATGACGAGTAGAAACTATGTGAACCATTTTGTCCGAGGGCTGAATATTGAACCGTGTCGATACCTCTAATTTTGAGATTGCTTCCACTGTCGTAGAGTTCCGAATCTCCGAGAATTAGTTTGTTGGTTCCGGAGATGGTGAGGTCGGCGTTGAAGGTGATGTCGTCGGTGTCATTCAGCAACTTCTTGACCGTCACATCGGTTGCATTGGAGTAGGTCTCGCCGTCGGTCGCTGGGGTAGTCGTGCCGACGTTGGTGTTGGAGTATGTCCATGTGGGTTGGGTCGTGCCAGTGCGAACATGGGACAGGAATGTGAAGACCCTGTCATCCCAATCTGAGGAGGGAGAACCACCACCTCGGCGGTAGTAGAGGATGGCCTGTGGTGGAGTCCCTGCACCGGAGTCGTCACCCGCGTTGAATATCATTCGGAAGGTGTCATCGTTGGAGATGCTCTGAGGGGTATAGAGGTCCACCTGTCGGTAGAGCCAACCATTCGTCGCGCTCGACCCGAATCCACCTCTCACGACGAGGTCGTAGTAGACAGGGAAGTTGCCTCTACCATTGACCCTGATGTGGGCTTGGAACGAATCATATTCTTCGGTGTCCGTGGCTTCCCAAGTGCAGACCTTGAACCAATCTGCGTCAAGGCCGCTTCCGGTATTCCCGAGTTTGTAGGTGTTGGGAGTGTAGGCTTGTGAAGAACTTCCCATCAACTCCGAAGTTATCCTACTGGTCCCAGTCACATCGAGGCTGTATGATGGCGTGGCATCATTGATTCCCACTCGGTCCGTGGAAACATCGACGAAGAGAGTGTCCGTATCGACCTTCAAATCACTCGCCATCGAGACGATGCCAGTGAGGTTGAGAGTCCCCTCGGTCTCTACTGCATTGACGGCTTCCGTGTCGGTATATTTGGTCGTGGAAATATCGAGTTCAGTAGCCGAAGTGCGAGTGACTGTGGTGTCCCCACTACCTGTGATTGCGATGTCGTCGTTGGCAGAGCCGTCCGTCAGGCGAATGGCTGTCGTGGTTGCTGGGACAGTCAGGTCGTAGGTGGTGTTAGTCGAGGCGATGGTGATGGTAGACCCGGTCTCGCTGATGCTGGTCGCCCCGCTCCCCGCGATGGTGACAGTGGTTGCGCTCCCAGTGCTGGGAGTCAGAACGATTGTCGCATCGGACACGGAGGTATCAGAGGACAAGGCGTAGGTGGTATCGGTGTCAGTAGATGCGATGCTGAGTTCTCCTGATGAGACTCTCGTCACGCTGACGTTGGTCCCACCCGAGATGGTGACATCCTCGGTCGTCGTGTCAGACCCGGTCAGCCGGAGTTTGGTCGTCGTGTCAGGGACAGCGAAAGTGTAGGTGGTGTTGTCATCGGTGACGGCTTGGTTCACCCACGCGGTCCCGTTCCACATGAGACGGTCGTTGGCAACGAGAGTGCCGAGAGTCACAGTGCTAAGGTTGGCGAGGTCGAAGGCGGTCCCACTCTTGCGAAGAGTCCCAGTGAAGTTGATGTCGCCTCCTGCATCAATCTTGTAGTCAGGCGAGGTGACTCCTATCCCGAGATTCCCGGTTCGTCGCATGGTCATTATCTCAGTGTTAGCCGCGTTCACTACCTTGAAGGCATCACCAACCCCGTTATCTCTCAGGACAACTCGGAGACTTCGGTTGTCAGGACCAATGATGTCAGCAAAATTATCATTTCCAGCATAGTCGAGTGTGAGACTCCCTACCGCAGTCGCGGTCCCCGCGATGTCAAGGGTGGATGCCATAGTCACGGCCCCAGTCAGAGCGAGAGTAGATTCCCCCTCCACTGCGGCTATCGCCATCGAGTCAGTGTAAGTCCCAGTGGCAGTGGTGAACGAGTAAGACCCTGACCCGTCTGTGGTGAGCATCTGACCGTTGGCTCCATCGGTGATGCCAACAAGATTCCCAGTCGCGTTGGCGACGAAGACCTTGGAAATCACAGAGGTCTGCTTGATGGCTCCTGACACATCGAGGGCGACGGTGGGGTCAGTGCCTATCCCAACCTGTCCACCATCGTCAATCCGGACCTGCTCTGAGTTGTTGGTGAATATCGCCAACTCGTTGTCCACTGGTCTCGTGATGCGCTCGCCGGAGTCGCCAATCTGCAACGTCCCGAGGATGACTGTCTTCCCTGTCGCATCGACATCAACAGTGGGAGAGACCGTTCCGAAACCAACCCGATTGTTGGCTGAATCCACGACGAAGGTACTGGTGTCGATAACTGCATCACCTGTGATGCTGAGTGAGGCTCCGGAGATTTCTCCGCTCCCTGACATGGTGGTCGCGCTGATTGCTTGGACGGTTAGGTCGTTGGCGGTGAGGTCGTTGGCGGTGAGGTCAGCGACGACGAGAGCCGAGGCTGCATACCCGGCATGAGATGTATTTACGACTGTCGCAGATGAGAGGTCCTCGGTGGTGGTGAAGATTCTGAATTTGCTCGCGCTCGCGTCGCGCAGTAGGCCCGAGTAATAGGAGACATCAGGGTCAGGAGAAGTATCGACATACTTCCCAACGAAACCGATGTCCACGGTGTTCGCTGCGTTGTCCTTGGAAAGTAGGATGATTGGGTCCTCGACTGACAAAGTCTCGGTGTTGATTGTCGTTGTCGTTCCGTTCACGGTGAGGTTGCCACCGATTACAGCATTGGCACTCAGTTTGAAATTGCCCACCACATCGAGAGCCTCTGTTGGCGTGTCAATGTTCACGCCCACTTTGTCGGTAGTGACATCGGCCACCAAAGTCTTGGTGGAACCACTGGGTCCGACAGTCAGACCATCAGCCAAATCCACAGTCCCACTGAACGTCAGGTCAGAGTTCTCAACTGCCGTCACTGCCTCGGCATCGGTGTATCGTGTGAACCCCGGCTCGGAGGCCAGTGAGAGTTCGGTTGCTGAGACGCGGGTGACGGTCATGTTGGTCCCGCCAGTGATGGTCACATCGTTGGTGGTGGAATCCGACCCAGTGAGTCTGAGTTTGGTGGACGAGGTGGGGACGGCGTAGGTGTAGGTCGTGTTCGTATCGACATCGTCCCCGGCAATCCACTCACTTGCTGATAAATCCCATTGGAGGACTTGGCCGTCGGTTGGAGTTCCGGGGTTCACATCTGATAGGCTACCGATGCCGATAGGTGAGCCGTCGATTCTCAAACTTCCTGTGAGGTTGATGTCACCGGTGACATCGAGTGGATAGGCAGGCGTTCCTTGGACGATGCCCACCCGGTTGTTGGTCGAGTCGATGACGAGAGTGCTGCTGTCCACGGTGAAGTCGCCAGTGATTGTGACTCCGGCTGCGAAGGTAGCGAGGGCAGTGACATCCAAGGTGGATGCCATCGTGACTGCCCCAGTCAGAGCCAACGTGGATTCACCTTCGACGGCAGCGATGGCGAGGGCGTCCGTGTATTGGGTGATGGTCGAGGCGATGGTTGGATTGGCTGAGATACCGTCGCCATTGGTGATGGATATGCCAGCCCCGGCAGTGAGGGTCCTCCCTCCCAATAGGTCTCCGTTGGCATCGGCGTAGACGAGACCACTTGTGGCTCCGTCCTGTCGGATTGTCCCACCCACATCGAGAGCAGTATCGGGAGCGGTGTTCAATATCCCCACACGATTATTGACAGTGTCCACCTTGAAAGTGGTGGTATCGACTATCAGGTCCCCAGTGACTCTGACCTCTCCACCGAGGGCGAGAATAGATTCACTTTCGACAGCATTGACGGCTTCGGCATCCGTGTATTTGTCCGAGGTGAGAGTGATGGTGTCACCACTCTCACTGATGGTCATGTTGGTCCCGGCTGCGAGAGTGACGCTGGTTGGATTACCAGTGTTAGGAGTGAGGTCAATATTGGCATCGGCTCCTGTTGCTGACGACCCCAATGTGTAGGAGGTGTCGGTGATGGACGAGGCGATGGTGAGTTGGGTGGCTGACTCGCGTGTGAGTATGATACCACTTCCCTCAGAGAGTTGGACATCGGTGGTAGTGGAATCTGAACCAGTGAGACGGATGGTGGTGGTGCTGGTTGGGATGTTGATGGAGTAAGTCGTGTTCGTGCTGGGAATATCGGCATTCTTCCACTTCCCACTCGCTGAGTCGTAGAGGATGGCTTCTCCATCAGAGACCGATGTGATTTGGACATCCGAGAGTTGTCCTAACTCGATGGAATCAGGGACGTTCCCCTTGGTGACGAACCAAGTATCGGTGGCAGTCTTGACGAGATAACCCGACTCACCTTGGTCAATCTTGGTGACAGACGAGGACAGGGTCACACCTGCGGCGGCTGAGATGGTGATTTGTCCTGCACCGATATTGAGGAATGGGATGCGGGTCAGGCTGGCTGGGAAGGCCACCGTCGCATTGGTTGGAATGGTTATGGTGAATGCTGTTGCAGAGTTGAAGTGGAGAACCTTCCCTTCGTCCTCCCTGACAAGTGTGTAGGTGGTAGTGACAGCGTTCACTGGGCGAGAGTCGATGGCGCGTCCACCTGCGGTTGTTCCATCACCAACGAAGACGGCTTGACTGGTGGTGTCCTTGATGAGTTGCTCTGAGTCCGGGGTGACTCCAATGCGTTGAGTTTGAGTAGCGAAAATCAAGTTCTCGTTTGGAGTCAATGGCATGATGGCATGGCCTCGCTAATGATTCGGTGTAGAATGGTGGCTATTCACTGTGGCGGAAATCCGCCGTTCCTCGCGCGCGCGCGCACGAGGCGGACCTACTGGCGTCAGTAAGAAGTCACTCTGACCACACTTCCCACGACCGTCCATTCGGGGCTTGATAGAACAAAAATTGGAGAGGAGGATGGTAGAGGTAGCGTTGTGATGGTGGGTCAATGATGCGCTCGACATAGGTCAATGGGTCAGCACACCCATTTCCCTGAACTCGGAATGTCCGGTCGTGGAGGGTGAGAATCCATTCGTTGTTATTCTCAACGAGGTCGGCAATTTTCATCATCGACCTATCGAATCCAATGAGATGGGTGATGCCTTTCTTTTGGTAGACCCACGCTATCATTACCCCCACTCCCTGACGAACTCATCTGAATGGTCTGCTCCATCCTGAAAGCGAAGGTCCCCGGTTGGGGGTTCCACGGTCTCATCACGAACGACCTGATTGAACATCTCCTGAATCAGACCGAGTGGGTTGTAGTCGCACCCAGCCCCCACCCGAACTCTGCCGTTCCCTCCGATGCCAGTGAACTGGAAATTCCAATGGGTCCCGCCCGTCTTCACTCGGACCAGTTCGATGCCCAATTCATCTCGTGCAACGAGAACTCCAGCATCAGCAGTCCAAATGAAACCGGCCATGCTTCAATGGGAACGCTTGTGGCTATTGACAATTGCAGTGTCCAGTAGGGGAGATTCACCCCTTTACGAGCCGTAGAACCCTGCTCTCGCGTCGTTGCGTGTCTCAGGGGTCCCAATAGAGCCTCGGGGGACTAAACACGCTCTAATCGGTTCTATCCGATTCTAATAGAATCGGGAGATTTCTACATCCGGAGTCTAAGGTCGAGACGTTCTTGCTGTTTCCTGACTCTACAAGGGGCCATAGACGCCGTTGAATACTCAGGGAGTCCCGATAGAGCCTCGGAGAGTTAGACGCGCTCTATGGGCGTTTATCGGGCAATTTTCAGTCAGATAGTGTGAGGTCCATGAGAATCAGGGCCTCGACTACTTTCCCAGCAGAAAACTCAGTGAGTTCTCGCCATGCCTTGAGATAGGTGACGACAACGTAGGGGAGTGAGTGGAGAGTGACTTGTGAGAGGTCATGTTTGGCAGCGTTGGGGAGAGTCTCTGCCACGTTCCCATCGGCAGGCATTCCATTCGCTTCGATGTCTGCGAGGATGAGGTTGGTCACGGTCTGACCAGCAGAGACGCCTTGCTCTCGCCAGTGCTTGATGTAATCCATGGCAGTCTTAGAGAGGAGGATGGTGGTGGACCCCTTGGGCTTCTCCATGATTCCCATAGTGGTCTCGGCCTCGGCCAGTGAGAGATAGCGGTTCACACCGAACTCCTTGCGGAACCGGGTGTTCCCATGCCGGGACTTCCCATTGAGATTCTTGTGAACCTCCACAATGATGTCAGGGACCTCTCGTTGCAGGACATTGAGAATGTAGGCTATCTGCTTGGGGGTGGTCCTCATGCTGGATGGGAGACGCGGGTCGTCATTGACCCGGGCTGAGATGCTCTGAGTGTCGAGGAGCGAATCGCTGTTGTAGAGGGTCCGGACGAGAGCCTGCCTCAGAGCCTTCGGAATCAACTTCGGCATCTCAATCCTCCTCTCCCATCTCGGGCTTCTTGAACTCGGGATTGGCCCCCTTTAGTAGTTGGGGGAATTGCAGGCCCTTTCGACTTCTACAATGGGGGCATTTGGCATAGCCCGGTTTGCCATCGGAATCCGTGTAGACCACACACCGTCCGTTGCAGTCTTGGCATCGGACGATGTCGGACTTCCCGCCCATCCTTTTGTTGCTCGGACGGACATCGACATGCTGGGTCAATCGGTGGTCGCTGTGAGTCGGTCTCCAATTCGGCTTCTCCGGGTCCTCGGGAATCTTGGTGTCGGATGCGATGTTCATGGTCGAGTGCAACCTACTGGCTCCGATACTCAACGCCAGCCATTCTCCCTTGGTGATGTTCCGGCTGGTGGGAAGGTCATGGTTGCCGGGGACAAACTCTCTTCTGACGCCTTCGGCATGGACACGATAATTCGTCCACACCGACGAGTTGATGACCACATCATAGACGCCTTGACTGCCATGAATCGCTTTGCAGATTCCAGTCTGACGACCACTCCAATCTCCCTCATCCTGATGACCATAGAGAACGATGACATCTCCGAACCCAAGGAGTTCGGCATCATCATCTACGAAGGGAGGGGTCCCGACTCCATCATCCACCATCGCCCTCGTGACTACGAAGAGGGGGAGTGTGTGTGCGAGGTCCTTGTAGGCCTCCAAGGGACTCAGGTCCCAATGCTTCGCTGCCTCTGTGACCTCGTCGGTCCACCAAACCCCATCCCCACCATGCACAGGGTCAAGCCAGTGGTCGCCCATCATACTGGTGGATTGGCAGATGTAGGAATCAGAATCGGAATCGTAGTGGAGGACGCGGAAGACCTCATGAACTTGCATGGAAATGGTGTCATCGCCCTTGGTGTGTGTGAACTTGTCATAATACCACTGTCCCAATCCGGGCATCAACTTCTCCAACAACATGACCTTGTCCCAAATCACTGACTTCATCATGGGCCATTCATCCACACAATCTCGGGCATCCTCTCCACGAAGAGTCTTCACTGAATTGATGTGAAAGATTCCGAGATTTCGGTTTCTTGTCCCCTGCTCACAATCCAACAGAGGTAGACATCCACGCGGGAACGATTGTGTCTTGTCGATGATGAAGCGGTCTACCAACTGGGGATGTTCAAACAAGGCTGACGAATCGAAGAAGGGAGAGAGGTGCATGAGACCCCACCATCTCGATGGGATTTCATGCGTGGCAATTGAAGGCCGGTGGGCGTTTTGTGCAGCGACGTTAGTTGCTACCCTCCTATCCGGACTGTGCTTCCATTTTCGCGAATGAATGCCGAATGTGGAGTGTTTGCCGACGATTGTCTCATCAAAGTAATTTGGCATCAGCCAAAGTTCGTCTCTCCAAGCAGGACGTTGGTTCCCATTGAGTAGGGAGTTAATCTGCGTCGCGAGTTTGCCAAGAGCGATGTGAACATCTTCGGTGGCCGTAGAATGGACGGCACTTACTGACCCCAGTAGGTCAAAATAATTATCTCGTGAGTTCTTGCTTCCCGATTCAAAGTTCGACGGCATCAATTCCGGACGCCACTTGCGAAATTCTGACCCGAAGGATATGACCTCTGACTCCAACAGTTGGTCGAACTTACGGAGAGCCTGCCCTATCAACGACCAATAACTCTCATCGTAAGAAGGGATTTTCCATGGTTTCGATGTCTGCGGGATGTAATCCAACGGAAGCAACCAACCAGCCGCACCCTTGGCCTTACCCGATTCCCAATCCAAGAGCGATTCTGAGCGTGTGTAGTATCGAGTGGTATCTCTGAACCTCGGTGAGAGGTAAATAGAACGGTCATCAACAGCGACCCACCCGGGCCACCAACCACGAGAGTCGAGGGCCGAAGATGAATACCGCCGCAGGAGGCCTTGAGCGTGACGAGAGTTCTCTGTTTTCGTGAAAGCCATCCACCTACCCCCTCTTCGGAACGACCTTTTTCAACATCCGTCGGAGGGTTGGCAGGGTTTCCTGCCCGATGGTTGAGAGGTTGGTCACGCGGACCGAGTTGGCATACCACGAGGAGCAGTCCATCCCGTCTATCCCGACACCCAGTAGGCCAACTCCCGGGGCCGACTTGTCGGCGTCCGTGGTCACGGCTGTCAGGTGTTCTGAGGATGTCAGTCCCGACGGGGAAGCCCCCGAGGGCTGGCCGTCGCTGATGACGATGAGAAGCCTGTTGCCAGTGCGAGTGGCGAGCCTGTCCAAGCACCACTGGACCGCGTAGCCGTCCGCGTTGGCGGACCCGGAGTAGGGAGCGGCTATGCAGGCCCTCTCCATGCGGGTCAGGTTGGACGAGAAGCCCTTGCGGACTCGCATGGTCGTGCCTTGGCTCCAGCCAGTGTTGAAGTCGATGATTTCGTAGTCGAAGCCGAGGCCACGGAAAACCTCCGAGTAGACGACCGCCGCGTTGGAGGCGTGGGCGGCCCTGCTGCCTACTCCGGACCCCATGGACCCGGAGGCGTCGATGAGGACGATGGCGTTCGCGGTCACATCGACCGGCTTGACCTTCTTCTGATAGGTGCGAGCGGAGTCGAAGTCCTTGTGGCCGAACTTCCAAACCTGCTTGGAGTTGAGTTTGCCTGACTTCATGCCGCCGTCGTAGCGAGGGTCGGACCCCTTCATCCTGCGAGTGATTTCTCGGGTGATGGCGCGGATGGACGACCGAGCAGTGCGAGCGACCTCGTCGTAGTGCTTGGCGTAGTCATCGAGGTTCTCTATCCTGTCGCGGAAGTCGCGAACCCCAGCCGTGATTTGGAGGTCATGCTCGCCATACTTGGAGTCGGTCTCGGTCTTCTCATCGACTGCTGACATCGCCTCGTCCAGTTCCGAGTTGTAGTCATGCTCGATGTCGAAGGCCGCGTCGAGGTCTGAGGCTATGTCCGCCTCTGCCCTGTCGAGAAGGTCGGACCATGACTCGTCAAAGCCGCCACCATCAGGTCCGGAGTGGGAGTCCGTGGAGTCGTGGTTCTCGTCAGGGTCGAGCATGTTCGTGTCACTGCCGCCGTCACCCTTGGCACTGCCGCCGGAGTCGCTGTCGGTGGGTTCGCCGCCGGTTCCGTCACCATCCCCATCGCCGCCATCGCCGCCATCGCCGTCTCCATCGCCGTCTCCATCGCCGTCCCCATCGCCGTCCCCATCGCCGTCCCCATCGCCGTCGCCGTCTCCACCATCGGAGCCAGCCCCGTCGTCGGTGTCGTCAGTGAGTTCGTCGCTGGAACCAGCCCCGTCACCATCGGCGTCGGTCTCGTCACCAGTAGCATCGTCCCCGTCACCGGAGCCTGCCCCGTCGCCATCCTCGCCATCCTCGCCGTCAGAGCCGGAGCCTGAGCCGTCGGAGTCATCCCCGTCGTCATCACTGCCAGCCGTCTTGTCCTTCGGGTCAGCCTTGGGTGGTTGGAGGTCTGAGAACCTCTTGCGGTTTGCCTGCTGGGGGTTTCGGCCCTGTGCTTGCTGGGAGTCTGCCGCCCTCTGAACGTCGCTGGCATCGAGGTCGTCGTCGCTCATGCCGGAGAAGTCTGAGTTGTCTGTCTCCGGGTCGTCAGCGAAGGCGTCGCGGAAGGCCTTGACGAGCCTCTTGGCTTGGCGGATGACGGTCGCCGTGTCTCGCTGCTTGATGGCGTTCAGGAGCATGGGCCTGACATCGTCCATGAAGGCCACCACATCGGGGTTGGTGAACCAGTGAGACCGGCCAGCGATGCACTCGGACATCATGGCGACGAATGCCTGCTGTGCTGCCGGGTCATCGTCGGTGGTGTTCTCCTTGTGCTGGTCCATGAAGACATCGTGAGTGAAGTCCATGGCCCTCTTGGAACCCTTCCAGTCCTGACCGAAGAGGTGGTTGATGCGAGCGTCTTCCAGCATGTTGGTCATCTTGTGGAGAAGGTCGTCCTCGACCCCCTTCTTGATTGGCTCAACGACTTGGTTGTTCCATGCGACGAAGTCGGTGTAGCGGTGGTGGGCCGACTCGTGAGCGAGGACTGCCTCCTGCATGACCGAGTTGTAGCGGTCGTCGTTGTGGAGTTCCTCGGGAATCCAAATGGTTTTGCCATCGGTGCAGGCCTTTCCATCCTCGTCAATGATGACCCTCTTCACGTTGGCTCCGAAGCCCTCGATTTCGCCGGACATGACCCTCGCAATTCGATGGAACCGGCGAGCCTTCGCCCTGTTGAGGAAAGCCCGGGACGGGGTTTTGAGGTAAGAGGTCGCAGTCTCCACGGCCCTCTGAGACGAGAAGTTGCTCATATACCCTCCGGATATTGGATGCTTGACAGTCAGATTAGTTGAGGAGACCCCCATAGGGGTCGGTTTCGATACGGGACCCGGTTTTGAGACGAAGCGCGAAGTGTGGTCAAGTAGTCCTTGACAATGGGACTCAGTCCATCAGTTTTCCAATCGTGCGCGTGAAGGACGAGACCAGTCGCGATGTGATGTGGGTCGGCTCCATTGTATTCAGCCATGGACAAGATGGCGAGAGGATGGAAATTGGTGGTCGGACCTCGATGTCGGCCAGCGAGAATCTCGGTGATTTCTGAGGGATTTTTGGGGCCTACCCCAAAACGACCTACTGACGCCAGTATTTGCTCGGGGTCCACTCCCGGTGGTGTTGTCATCAAAGTCAGTCGAGCCGACCTCCAAGTCGAAGATTGGGTAGCGATGGTGGCGAGGTCGGAATCAGAGTGAGTTAGGTTGTGTTCATCCCGAATCCCTTGAAGCCAATCTACCAGTTGTTTCTGCGTTGGCCTACTGAGGTCGATACGCAAGGTCCCCTTCCGGATTGCCCATGGGATTTGCGTCGGGTCCTCAACGATGAGGACCACTGGGATTTGACGCGCCTTGACCTCGGCCTCGACCATCGTCCACTCTCGCTTGGACAGAAGGTGGGCATCCTCGATGACAGCCACTCGCCTCGCACCTGTGAGGGTGGGTAGGCGGGTCGTGGTGAAGAGACGAGATAGGTTCCCCTCGGATTCGATTTCAGGTGCATAGCCCCACATGGGGACCATGGCAGATACGGAACTGGTCTTTCCGACACCAGTAGGGCCGCATACAGCGCAAGGATTGGTGTCGGGTGGAGTATGAGACCCCCACGACCTTAGCCACGCTCTAAGCGGCTCCATTCGACTCTTGATTCCGACGAGCATCGGGCATCACAGAAGAGGCAAATCGTCCCTGTCCTCGGATTTCTCAGTCGAGATGAATTGGTGCAGGGTGAACTGACCTACTGGCGCGGGTATCTCGGGACGATGAAGAACGTGGTCGTTGGCTCGGATTGTGGCTTCCATTTGCTCAACTCTCGCGATGAGGTCATCGAGTCTGTTAGCCAAATCGAGTAGAAGGCTGGTTGGGTTGTTGGTGTCGGGTTGGTTATCCATAGCCCGGGGACGGATGCCCACCGTCTTGAAGGGTGGTATCGAAGAAGGGTGGGAGGAGGCAGAGAGAGACAAGCGTCTCCGAACCCAGCCTCCCCCCGGAATAGGGTCCGGAGTGGTGAGTAGATGCACCGGAAGGGAGCGCGCCCCCACGCGCCCCCAACCGGCCTTGCGTAGTCTGTGAGTCCCCGTCTCAGGTGTAGTCCGAGAGGCGAGCGCGCGCCGTCATCTCGACGGTCTCGCGGTCGTCCTCATCGAACAGAGGGATGACTGCCATGCTCATGGCCTCGCTGATGTTGAAGTGCTTGAGCAGTGTCATCAGCGACACAAGGCTGGCAGTCGAAAGGTCGGTCTCGACCTCGTGCTGGTTCCGCAGGCTGCGGATGTCGTTGGCGAAGGCCACGAGTTCCTCGGCAGTGTCAGCCAGTGCCACGCCCGACTGGGCTTGGATGACCTGTGCCTCAAGGTCCGGGGACAGGTAGCCGAAGATGAGGCTCATGGCGAACCTCCTGCGGGTTGCTGCGTTGATGTCGTTCGTGCCAGCGTAGCCGGGGTTGAAGGACCCAACCACACGGAAGTCCGGGTGGGCCTCGATGACCTCGCCGGTCATAGCCAACTCAAGGACTCCGGAGTCCATCACCATGTTCAGGCCGCCCAGCACTGCGGGGCGAGCGTAGTTGAACTCGTCAGCGTAGAAGAGGCCGCCGTAGCGAACCGCCCTCGTCAGCATCCCGTCGATGAACTGGGTTCCCCCATCGGCGTTGGCGGTCATGTAGCCCACCAAGTCCTCCCAGTCCATGCCGTCCTTGCAGTTCACCCTGAATAGGGGTGTGCCGGTCTGATGGGAGAACTCCTTGAAGGCCATGGTCTTGCCTGACCCAGTCGGTCCCTCGGTCATGATGTTCATGTTCTCCCTGAACCCAATCGCTATCCTCAGTAGTTCCCCATTCTGCTCGACGTAGCCCGTCGGTGCAGACTCGATGAGAGCCTGAATCTCGGCAGGGGCCGAAGAGTAGTCACGGCGGTCGATGCCGTAGTAGACATCGGAAGTGGTTCCGTAGTCGGTGTCGAAGGTCGCTACCCCTCCGCCTGTCAGACCGAGACTGTTGCCACCACTGGTCATGTTGCCATCGAGTGCAGCCCGCGCCTCTTCCATCTCCCAAATCTCGTCGTGGGTGTTTCCATCTTCATCGGGACCGATTGATACTTTGGTCAGTCCTGCGGTCATTAGCCTGCCCTGCTTCATGCAGTTGGTTCTCAGGCTGGCAACAGTGGTGTTGCCTCCATTTGCTACGATAAGAGCCTGTGTGTCGGTCAAAAACTGTTCTCGGGGCATCCTACCCCCAGCCTCCGCCACGGCGTCTCTCATCGCCTGTGTCGTCGTATCTCTGCTTGTCATTTCTCATTCATCTCCATTTCATTTTCTTGTCTCGGGCTTTCCCCGCACCCCATGCCACTAAGCATTTGCTCATATACCCTCCGGATATGAAATGTCGAATAGTCAGACTTGTTGAACCCCATCACAGAACCTCCCTGATATGGAGGTAGGTCGAGAGCATCCGGTCTTCCCACATCGCATCGGCAGTGCGTCTCTCATGCGCGAGGATTCGTTCGATGGGTTTCCACAGGATTCGTCTCTCGGCAGGATTGAAGTTGTGAGCATCTGCCACGATGAGCGCGGCCATCGACGCGCATGTGTAGGGGCATTCGGGATTCTCCTTCCCTTCTCCCCAGCAGTGGCGGAAGATGGATTCTCCAACCACTTTGGGTAAAGATACACCGACACGGTCGGCTTTCATGCTCAGTGCGGCAATCAACTCGGCTGGCTTCTGCCAGTTCTCTCGGTCGGCTTTGAGATTCTTGTAGAAGAGGTTCCGCCACTCCCCGAGATGTGATAGATGGAGGTCGATGAGATGTTTGGTTTGATGGTGGGTCAGTCCAAGTTCTCGGAGGAGGTGATATGCGCGAGCGCGTCGCGTGGGCGTCTCGGGATTCATTGGAACCACTGGTCGAGACTCATCTGTGTTGAACCTGAGATGGCAGCATCCCACGAGGTCCCCAGTGCAGATAGGATTCCGGTCCACGATTGGGATTCGCAGAAGTGCTTGTCGAACGATGCTGACCTATCGACGCCGATACCATAGGACTCGGGAGTCTCTCCCCATGGAATTGCCACGACTCGATTTTTTGGGAGGGTATTATCTGAGGATGAGGCTCGGTAGAGGACCGGCTTGTCACCGATGTCGAAGTTGGTGTCGAGGTATTTGTTTGACCACATCGCAGCGCGATATTGGAAGGTTGAGGCCTTTCTGATTCCGAGGGGTTGGCCGAAGTCGATACTCGGTGTCTTGTCCTCATCCAGCAGGTCGTTCCTGATATTCCTCAGAACTCGGTTGATGTCTGTCCTCTTACCCCCGTCGAGGATGATGTCGAAGAGTCTGCGTTGGGCGTCCTTGACTACCTTTGGAACTGATGAACGGCGTATCTCGACACCCCTAAATCCGTAGTCGCCGGAGAAGGTCAGGTAGGCGTATCGCTTCTTGACTCCCCATGAGAAGAACCGGCGGTAGAAGGCGTCCGGTTTGACGAAGAAGAACTCGTTCCGTTCGACGTTGAGAGTGGTCTTGGTGAAGTGGTCGTAGGTGTCGTTGAGAGCGTGGCATAGGAGGTTCCCTATCGACCTGACATCGTTCTCCGTGAATGGTCTGACGGCGTCCGCCACTTCGTCGTGATTGGAGATGGCGACCTTGCACGAATCGGTGTCCTGACCGATGACCACGAATCCAATCTCGACGGCGTTCTTGATTTCAATGGGACTGACGCCAGTAGGTCCGAACCACAAACGAGATTTTTCGATGTGTTCCTTATTCCACTGATTGTGAACTCGGGCGACCTCGGTGATGTCCGAACCGATGTCCGGATTAGCGAGTCGGAAAGGTCGGTTCCGGGTTTTCTCGGTCTTCCCCGAACCCAGCACTCCATACCACGAGTTCATGGCCTCCTTCATCACCCGTTGCTTCCGGTTGAGATTGTCTCCGACGGCTTTGTCCCCTCGGTCGTATGCGTCCTTCATCTCATCTCGGGTGCGTGTCCGTTCGGAAGCGAGATGGCGTAGGACGGATGGCATGATGCCCACTCTGTCGAGACGATAGATTCTGCCCCCGGGAGTGATGCTTACAGGCCATGGAAACCCATCCGGGTAGTCTGATGCCCTGACGATGGTGTCGGGGCTGAAATTGCCTGAGATTTGACAGGCTGGATATTCCATCGAATTGTCCAGTTCCAAGGCATTCTCGTAGACTCCGATTGGAGCGTCCATGACATACCCTCCCTGCTCTATCTGTCCGGTCAGATTCTCCTTGACAAGAGCCAATGATGGCATCACCATTTTCTGCTTCATCAGGAGGTGTCCCATCATGTCCTCGGTCAGCATCATGTTGGAGTGACCCCAGTGGATTGTCGAGTTGTTGTAGGCCGTCTTCTGCTGGTAGAACTGGACCAGTTCCAGTTTGTCCATGCACCTCGCTACACAGATGTTGTCCCATGCGTTGTAGACTGCCAGCATCATGGGGTCGCGAACCATCAAATCGGTGATGCGAGTTCTCGGGACTTTGCCATATCCCAGTTCGTTCCCCGCCATCCACGCCAACGAGCCTGAACCAGTCGTGGCCGCCGCTCCCTGCACCTGTTCGGCATAGGCAATCTTGGAATCGAATAGAGGCCGTCTAAACGTCTCGGAGAGATTGGGGTAGGAATGGTGCAACGGAGGTTCCCCCGCGTGTCTATGGGTCATCTGACGGCGCATACGATGGCATCTGTTCCGTAGGTAGGGAACGTCGTAGCCCTTGATGTGCTGACCTCCCAGTAAATCACGGTCGAGTTCCTTGACTCGCCGTCGGAACCACCACAGGAGAGCGGCTTCTCTCTCGTCCTCGTCGGCTTGGTCGAAGTTCACCACGACCACCTTCTCGGGTGGGATTGGGGGGATGGGTTGGGTATGCTCGACGGCTGCTTCCAATGCCTCCTGAGATGCCATGAACTTCTGCACCCTTCTCTCACTGGTGGGAGATGTCGTGCCTATCTCGTGAATCCCAGTGACGCTATCGAGAATGGCGATGCTCACCACCCGCTCAGGTGCGTTCTCAGTATCGAGGGAATCCTCAGTCTCAATATCGAACCACAAGCAATCCAGTTGGAACTCCGAGGCTTCGACTTCGCTGGGTGAGATGTGAACCGGACGAATCGTGGCCTTCGACAAATCTGACCTACTGACGCCGATAACTGCCGTCCATCCGTAGAGCCATCTGACGAGCGACCTCCATGGAACATCTGCCGAATAGTGAGGGTAGAAGTAGTCGCGAATCTCATTGACCTGAGATGGGAGGTCCACTCGGATTTCATGGAGAGGCATTTCTGTAATGTTGGTGATGTTGGAGTTGGATTTCACCTGCACCCACGAGGGTAGGTTCGGCACGAGAGCGGGGTCCTTCTCAGTCCAAAACCTCGGGACGCATCCCAGCACTGTCAGGTTGTGCGAGACCCCCTCCCGGTCCTTGGCCCGGACCAACGTGTGCAGGACCCCATTGACCTCTTCGTAATCGACCGAGACAATCAGCAGAGGGACCTGTTCCATAGGCCTGCGGAGTGACCCCCACCGTATTCAATGCGTCCTTAATCAGAGGACATTGGAACGGAGTTTCCACGCATGAATGTCAATGCCCCCGTTGGCACGAAGGTAGTTAGAGACGTAGGCCCCATCGGTCGCGTCAGCCCATCGGAAGAAGTCCAACATGATGTTGTAGTAGGTGAAGCAGGGAGAGAGGACAGTAATGTTCGGGTCGTAGACGCGGAGAGAGACATACCAACAGGCGTTGTCCATCATCTTCACTGGTCCTCGGTAGAAGTCGTGGAAGTAATCCCACGAGCAGTCAGTCCAGTCCGTCTTGGTTGCCCAGTCCGTCGCGCCGACGTAGGTGTTCCAAGTTCCCGGGGCGTCAGATGGGGTGTTGTAATTGACGAAGTCCGGGCAGGTGTCGAGAGCGTTCAACCACTTGGCGTAGTTGGGGTCGTCTCCATCCCTTGCTGCCCTCGGGACTATGTCATCGGGAGAGTGAATATCTACACGGTTGATGAGGGTGTGATAATTCCCGTAGTCTGTGTGGTGGCCGCCGTTAATGGCCCAGTCGTCGCCGACACCATCGTAGACCCACTTACCATCGTCTCCCCATGCCGACATGTCCGTGTGGCTGTTGGTCATTCAGCACACCCCCATGTTTATCAGGAATCGGAAGGCGATTCCCACTGCGTCTACCAAGTGCATATTGACCCTTGTAGAGAGGTCCGTTGTCAAATCCTTGCGGCTCATGGAGCCGCAAGGGAGGCCTTCTACTTATCAATGGTTTCCAAATCTGACTACTTTTTGACCCTATTCTGTTGATTTTGGACCACGCCGACCTACTGACGCCGGTAAGTGCGAAACGGACCCACCATCGAGAACTGCGACTATTTTCTCGGCGGTTGATTTCCCAATACCTTCGATGTTGGTTAGTTCCTCGACGGTAGCATCGCAGAGGTCGCGTATGCTCGGGTAGATTTTGGTCAAACGTCGTCTCATTTTGGGACCGACATTGGGAAGTCCTTCGATAACTGCGTTCCGATATTCAATGGGTGTCGGGGCCTTGGGTCGAGGAACGTAGAGACGAGGTTTGTCGTCCTCGATTTTGTCCACGATTTTCGCCATCAGGAGCGAGGCATCGAAACGGTCGCCAATGAAGATGGGTGGATAGCCCACAGCACAGAGCGAGGCGATGAACGAGATGAAGGTCCGCTCGGTAATCTTCTGCTTCCGAAGGCTCTGTTTGATGTCCTCGTAGGACTTGGTCACAATGAGGTAGGAGAACTCGGTGGACTCACGCATGGCTCCCAACTGGCGCAACCGCCGGTCGTCGAACAGAGACGGGACGAGGTCATCCTCCTTGCGTTCTATGCTCACCCGAGTCGAAGCCACATCACCCTTGCCGGTGGGCAGATGGACGACCTCAAATCCGAGGTCTCCAAGGTAGGAGAGCATGGTGTAATGCTCTCTGTGGTCTACCCTCCGATGGCGACCCATCATCTCCTCCGCGACCTTTTCCTTGAGATGTCGGACGAGGGAGTCTTCGACCACCGTCTCTGCGGCATCGACCCAAGAGGGTTTGTTGTCGGTCAGGTATCTGAGGAGGCCGAGCATCTGTCCGAGACTGGCTTCGTGAATGAAGTCAGTGAGGGCGTCGGAGTCCTCAATCAGACGAGAGTATCTCGTGGTTCTCGTTGCGCTTGTCACTTGGCTTCGACCATTTGCGAATCACGCGCTTGGGTTGATAATCGTCTGCCTCCATGTCTTTGAATCGAGGACATATCTCACCCACACAACAGCCGTTCGCTTTGAGAGTCGTGCAGTTGGGAAATGTGTGCCAGCGAGGGTCATCGAAGAGAGTGGACATCTGATAACGACGGTAGTCGTGATTGTGTAAATCGACGTAGCCCATCTTGGTCCCCATCTCCACCCACACAGCCTCAAATTCCTCCATGCTCATGCCCAGTGTTTTCGCGAATAGAGCCGAGTAGACTCGGGCTTTGTGGGGCGGGTTCATCCGCTTGAGTTCGTTCACCACTCCCATGCACCGGTGGTTCAGAGATGCGAGGTAGCGGCTGGTCTCGGCGTCGGATTTGTCGAAGTCGAAATCAGCATTCACGATTGGGCGAATCATATCCTCGGGTCGATTCAGAGCGACACCGAGTTTGTCGATGAATCTTTTGAGCGAGACTTTTCTTCCGTATATTTCGGGGAGAACATACTGGGGCCAGTAAGCCCTCCTCACAATCTCCTCGTGAGAAAGCGATGATAATTCGGAAGTTGGAATCGGAATGGCATGTCGGCCACTCCCCTCCCCCATGCGATTCACATGCTTCGTGAACGGGAATCGACAGAGCCGCTTGGGGTCCCCAGTGGTCTGCTCATCGAGGGTGTTTAGGCCGAGGCTCTGACGAAGATGGTCTTGGGTCTGTTGGAGTATCTGCTTGAGGGCTTCGCTGGACCCATCTCGATAGTCGAACTTGAAGCGGGTGGGAGTATGAACGATGAACAAATGGTAGCCCTTGGACCCGGAGTATTGAACCCAGTGAGCGATGTCCATTTCAGTCAGGAAAGCCGAGAGTCGTTGGGCGTCTGCGAAAGCATTCTCGGGTTTCGTCTCGTGGTCGAAGTCGAAGAAGGTCAGGGTGTGAATCACGGCTCTCGGGACCTGCTTCCCTCCGACCTCGTAGACGAGATTATCATAGCCAGCAGTGCTGATGAAACAGGGGTGGATTCCATTCCAGTCTTGGAAGGACGAGTAGACCTGCTCGGTTGCGAATACGAAGGTCTGCCGAGGATTGCCAATGGCTCGGGGGAACGAGTTGAATCCGAAGTGATGACACATCTCATCGAGATTCTCAATGCCGAACAGCATCGGACTCCCTCAGTCATCTACGAGTTTGCGAAGATTTTCGGCTGCTTCTGTTAGATGGGCCTTGAGTTTCTGCTCGTAGGCCATTTTGATTTGGTCGTCGGTGATGCCAAGGTGAGCGCAAACGAGGTCCACTATGACCACCATTCTGAGACCCATCTTGTCATCCTCTTCCAACCCGAGAGCGGTTTCTGCCTCCTCGATTGAGAATCGTTTGTTAGGGTCGAACATACTCAGACCTCCTTCGTGGTTTCTGCAACCACGCATTCCATGTCCCCGCACTCCATGATGACGAAGGGTGTCGCCTTGTGTTTGTGTAGGATGAAATCGTCTCCCTCAGTCATCGAGAGGACTTGGGTCAGGGTATTGGTCAGACCAATTTCGGTGTTTTTGTGGCCTTCTACCTTGCACTCAATAACAGACTGGGATGAGTTGGTCTTCGACCCCCAGTGACCGGAACCCACAAACGACACCTTCGGAGTGAAAACAAACTGACAGTATGGAGCATTGGCTACCTGCATATCGACCACCCCCTTCACGAGTTCACATCGGGAAATTTCAATTCTTGTCGTGCAGGTCTCCCCTCCTTGTTGGGGAATGGATTTCCACCCGGGCTTGGTGCGACTCTCGGGCATTTGCCATCGGTCGGGAACGATTGCACAGTCATCTTCGTCCGCAGAATGGTAGATGACCCGACCGACAAATTGCTTGGTGGTTTTTTCCTGAATCGTTATGGGTTTGTGAGCCTCGGTGCTGATGCGAACTTGTTGGTCCCTGAACTTGGTCGAGAGTAAGTCTGCGAACTCCTTCGGGTTCACGAGCATGATGCAATCCTCCTTCCGCTTGTAGTCCTCCAAGGGAGCATGGGTCAGGAAAACGTGCATGGTCTTGGTGAGGTCGTGAGTCCACACACTCATGCCCTCCTTGGTGAAGAGAACCCTCACTGGCTGAGATGGTGTGTCGAGCGCGACCCTCGTGAGTTGCTTTGCCAGCGAGTTCGCTCTTACCATAACTTTCACTGTCCGCGAAACGGGGCTATTGGGGGTTGTCATAATTCTCCTGAGAAACTCCCACCGTTATGAATCCGCACTTGGGGAAAAGTCGTCTATGGATGATGATGTTTTTTTCTTGGTTTCATAGACGACCCCAGCGACTTACTGATGTCAGTATGGATTTCGTCGAAACTCGTCGAGGTTTGGCTGATAATTCTCGTTTTTCACTTTGTTATGGTTGGGAACTTGCCAAAATAGGTCATTTCGGACTGACACCAGTAAGTCATTTTGGGGCATTCGATATAACGGCATTTTGAAACATCGCCATAAAGTGAATCAATCGTAGCCATCGGGTCGAGCGAGCCACAACTTCTGCGGATATTTGGTCCGACCATCGAGACCTGCGATTCGGGTTGCGCCCATGTTCACGAACAGGTGGGGCTTCTTGGCGAGATGGTTGGTCAGCCTGTGAATCTCAAAGGGCTGGTTATCCAACTGGACTATCTCGCCAGTCGTGAGAGGAGTGCCGTCAGGGTAGATGGCATCTGCAACCATCATGGCCTTCCACAGACGTTTGACATTTCGACCATCGGTCTTGCCCATGCGTCCGAATCGACGGGACCCATACTTCGATGAGGGAACTTCGCGAGGAGGTTCTGATGGGGGCTTTTTGCGCTCGTTAGGGTCACTTGACATCGGACTTACGGCGAACAGTCAGTGTCCGGTAGGGCTTGACTATTGCGGAGTCCTTGACATCCTGAGCGGTATCAGCAGGGAGGATGGGAAGTGTGCGGTCCACGGCGGCCTTGGTCAGTCTGACCATCTGCCCGAAGACGCTGGGGTTCACTATGCGCTGGACCTCGGAGGGGATATATTCGGTCCTTTTGCGGTCAGTGAACCCAACGGACCAGTGGTCGGTCTCGATGCGCTCTGAGTTGTTGGTCTCGCCTTGGAACCACTCGTCGCGAATCTGACTCTCGACTTGCCTCTGCTTCTTCTCAAGGATGGACTTTGCTGCTTTGATGCCAGCCAGCGTATCGAGCGTGTCGTCCTTGTCCAGCGTGTCGAGGTCATCCCCCACCACCATGTCCCATGAACCGGTGTGGATGAGCCTCTGTGCAGTCGGACAGAGGTCCACATAGGCACACCACTTGCACCCCTCACCGATGGTCGCTGGGGGGCTGTCTGCTGGTATGGATTGGAGCCACTCATACTTCGTCTTGAGCCAGTCCTTGAATCGCTGGATTTTGTCATCCGTCCACACGGTCGTCACAGTCCCGTAGCGGAGGAGGTCGAAGGTGAATCGGAGAGGGGTGTCGGGCCATATCTCTGAGGCCACGGCGAGGTAGATACCGGCTTGGATGTCAGAGTCCGCTTCGGCTTGGAGTATCGGCTTTCGCTGGCTCTTGTAATCCAGCAGTTCGATGGCCCCGTCCTTGTGTCGGAATACGAGGTCGATGAAGCCGAATACGGGGACGCCGTTGTCAAGGATATGGGGAGCCGAGTGGGTCCCGAAAGACCGCTCGACATCGAGGACCTTCATGTGTTGGGAACCACGTTCGCTGAACCATCTGAGAATCATGGATTTACCATCCTCGTAGAAAGCGAAGTTCACCTCGTTCTTGGCGTTCTCGTCATCATAGAGTTCCAATAGTTTGGAGAGCAGAGGACGGCGGGTTCGTCCTGTCTTGGGGTTGGGCCTTCTCCACTCTTCCAAGGCGTTGTGGATGTTGGTCCCGACCTTGGCCGCTTGCATGTTGTGACGATGCTGTGACTTGTGCTTGGCCGTCACATCATCGTGACTCTGTGGGTCGTATTTCTTCCCATACTGAAACACGCAATCCTCGGCCATTCTAAGTCGGGAGGCCGATAGGTAGGGGACCTTCATTACGGTCGCCTCAGTTGTCCTCAACGGCCTTCCAAAAGGTGTTCTGATTCCAGTTGTGGAGTTGGAATGGTTTGCAGTCTCGGGACTTCCGGATGGTGATGATGTGACGGGTCTTCATGTCACCCGTTTTCTTGTTCACCCTCTGTTGGGTGGCGAACTCAAGAATCCAATCGAAGAGGGGGTCCGTCATGTCTGCGCGTCCTGCGGAGGTAATGACCTTCTGCTCTTTGGGGGTCCCGTAGCCCTCGGTGTATTCCCTGAGCAGGACGGTCGAGATGAAGTGGCAATCGAGTGCCTCGGATGCCATCTTGAGTCGTTGGTAGGGAGTGAAGAACAGTTTGTTGATGACCTTGTAGGAATGCATCTGTCCCTCCGCGAATGCGGGTAGCGTCTTCTTCCCTTCTGAGATGGCTTGGGCTTGTCGTGCGAGCATGAGGTCAGCCTCGCTCAGACCGTGGACTTCCAACGAGTAGAAGTCCCTGCATCCGACGTAGAAGGCGGCTTCGTTCTCAATGATGATGACCCTCAGTCCGTCCGGGTATTCGGCATAGTGCTTCTTGTGTTCTCGGATGAATGCCTGTGTCATCTCATTGACTTCTTCGGGGGTCTCGCAGACCTTCCGATAGACCCGAGGTTTGAGTTCGGGGGGGATGATGTCGTCTCGCTTCACGAGCGCGCGGACGCCCTCAAGGTCACAGTCGAGGATGGTGCAGAGAACCTCCTTCGGTTTGAGGTCTCGCCTCTTCGCTTCGTATGCGAGGAACGTGAGTGCGAAGTGGCTCTTGCCACCACCTGAGAATCCCTGCAACTTCATGTGACGTAGAAGGGGTCGTCGCGCCATTTCTTCACCTGTGTCACATGAGTCGAACAAGGCCGCGTAGTGTTGGTCTTGGGATTTCTTGGAGCGCGCCATTTGTATCAGTCCCAGTCATCCCAGTCCCCATCATCGTCGTCGGAGTCGGACGTAGCCTCGGGAGTCACACCGTCGTCACCCTCGGCAACAACCTCCTTCGGCTCGTCCTCCTCCTTGGCCGGTGTGTCGGCACTTGTGTCGGTTGAGTCTGAGTCGGTGTCGTCATCGTCTCCAATGACAGTCAGAGGTTGGTTGGTGGTTCCAGTAGAGAAGTAGTCGGCGGCATCATCCTCGTTCTTGGTGGTGGTGGATTCTGCCTTCGGGGGTTCCACGACAACGATTCCTACGGCGGTCTCGATGTTGGCTGAGAGACCGTATTCCCCAGCGTCCCTGACGGTGCAGAGAGCGAGGATGCGGGAGTATTTCCCGAAGCGGCTGACGATGGCCGTTGAGGTAAGGGCGTTCAAGAGCAGGTTCTCCCCACTCTCGATGGCCTCCATAGTCATGGTCGAGTCGTCCTTGAGAAGCATCTTCCCGAACTGGTTTCCAGCCTTGGAGTTCTGCACCCCGGAGAAGGAGACCATCGCCTCCACGAGACGGTAGTCCGTAGGAGTCTTGGAATAGTTGCCATCGAGGTCTGCGATGTCCGTCACATCGAACATCTCGTGGAGTAGTTCTGCTCGGTCTCCGTGGTCGAACGTCTCGGGTGTGAAAGTAGTCAGGCCCGAGAGAACGGCGAGGTCAAGAATCTCCTGCTCAAGACTGCGAGTGGTGACGGAGGCGAAGTAATGACCATCGGCCTCGACATCATCTGCGAGAGCGGTGTCGTCATCCCATAGGGCCATGCGGAATATCGCGGTGTCCATGGTCGCTCCGCCATCGTCTTCGATGACAGCCTGACCTATGAGGAAACAGGCAGGTCGCGGGTTCCCCTTGGCGGCTCCAACAGTGCGATGATTGACCTCCCACACATCGAGGTGGGCAGAGTATCGCTTCTTCCGAAGGATGGCTGATAGGTCCACGAGAACCGTGTCTGTGACGAAGTTCTGAGCGACCTCATTCTTGAGACCACCGAGGTCCTTGATGACCTTCTCGTGTTGGGGGTCCTTGGCCTTGGACCTCCATAGGGTGATGACCGGTGAGTCATCAACGAAGATGCCGTTGGCAATTCCTCTCTCGATGAATGGTTTGAGACGACGCATCGCAGTTGTTGGTAGTGCTGACTTTGAGCCAGTAGTTTTCTTGGGCATGAGTCATCTGAGATACCCCCACCGTTATCAAGGCTGGTCAGAGGAGGGGTGAACATCCTCAGAATCCCAATCAAGGTGTTCGGCTGCGATTTGCTCCCACATGTCGTCCGCAGAATCTTCACCGAGGACCTTGGTCAAATTCTTGACTCTACGCTTGACTTCACGCTTCTCTGCCAACTCCTTGGTGGCTTCGTCCTCTATGGTGTCATCAAGCCAAGCCTTCCCACTGAACATCGTATCGTGCTGGTCTCCCTCACCTATGATTGTCGATAGGACAGACCCTACATTGACAGGTCGAAAGTAGGTAGGCAGAAACAAGGCTCGCCACACTTTCGATGCCTTCTTGTTAGCACATCCCAATGACCGGAGGATATTCCCTTCTCCGTGTGTGAGGGCGCGCCCAGTAGAAGGAGGGTCGCATCGAGATAGGACATCATCGAAGGACTCAATGGTGTCAGCGAGGTTGCGTCTTGCAGCCTCGACAAAGAGGGTGGAGAGAGCATGGGTTTCCATGAGTCCTCGACGGGTCTGAACGATGCGGTAGGTCTTCCGTCCTCCCCCTCGTCCTCCGCCTCTTCGGAGAACCTCGATGAGACCCGCATCCTCAAGAGTTGGTAGGTGCTTTTCCCTGAGTGCGTTCTTGGACATCGCGAAGGCATGAAGATGCATCCATTGGAGTATGTTGTCGATGGTCAGAGGTCGTTTGGAATCTGTCATTTCCACCATCTCGGTGAAGAGTAGCCAACTGTCGTCAGGAACTCCCGATAGGGAAGCCCGGAGAACGAGGTCGGCGAGAACCAATCCAATGAGATTGTCTTCTACTGACGCCAGTAGGTAGGTCTGTTCGTCTATCTTCTCGATTGGTCGTTGGTGTTGATGAACCAGTGCGACGGAGTCGATGATGGAGAGGACCTTGTTGATGTCTCTTTGATGGTGGGCGTTTCGGGCTGGGAAAAAATCTCCCATGAGAGGAGCGAAGATGTTGCGAACCCGATGCTTGTCGAGAGAGAGCATGGAGGCTTGGAGAAGAGGTAGGTCGGGATGGATTTGGAATGACTCAGGACGCGCTCTCGCCTTGAGTGAGTTCTGCACCACCTTGGAGACTTTGTGGGTGGTGGTGTCGGGAGTCATCAGGAGTTGTCGAGTGACCTGCTCCTCCTCCTTCGGATTCCGGGTAGTCAAGGTGATGAACGAGGGCTGACCTCGGATGATGAAATCCCGAGATTCAATCTCGCCAGTGAGTTCGTTCTTGATGGGAGTCTTCCAAATCAGTTCGGTGTCATCACCGGACATTAACGGCTTCATCTTCCGGACGAAGGCATACGACTCGTCCTTCTCCAAGACGATGATGCACTTCCCATCCACATGGACGATGTAATTCCCCTTCTCATCCACTTCATCGAAATCGTATTTCAGAGCCTCTCGGGTGGCTCCCGCGAGAACCATGCACATTGACTTCGGGAATCCATTCCGAGCCGTGAGGGTGAGGTAGGTCTTCCCCGATGCGGACTGTCCCACCAACTCAAGGTTGAGGGGAGTGTCGCTCTTGCAGGAGAGCATGACGAGGAATGTGAGGAGGAGGTTGGCATCGTCCCCGATGAAAGGAGCAGTTCGGGATTCATGGAGAATGTCATTGATGCGGTCGAGGAGAAGTGGCTCCTGCAAGAAGTCAGAGATGATACTGGCGTCGATAGCCCCGAGAGTGGAGTCCTGTCCGGTGTAAGTCTCCATCTCGTTTTTGACTTCGGTCTCGGGGGCTTGGGTGTAAGTCCCATCTCGGAGGGCAACTCCCGCTTCCAGCATGTTCGTTTTGAATTCGTCTTTGGCATCGCCGATGATGCCTGCCGCACCAGCGAGCCGAGCGATGCTGTGTTGAGAGAGGACGTTCACCTTGCCCAACGGCTCTCCGTCAATATCAACAGAGAAGTCCATGCGACCTTTGGTGGAGGATAGAAAAATCAGTGTGACTGTCTTCGTACCTATCTCAACTGTGAACTTGCTGGCAGCATCAGATGACTGTTTGACCTCGGCTCCCGACATACTCCCTCCGAGGTTGCCCCACCGTCTTGAAGGGACGCCTATTTTCGATTGCGACGGTAGGTCTTGTAGTAGTTTCTGATGTAGGCCCGACGATGCTCTTTGGCGCAGGGAGGACATCGCTTCTTCCCACGTTCATTCATCCCCTTCGATGATGGAAACTTACCCCCACAATCCTTGCAGATTCTCTGCGGCATTTTCACTCCTCCTCCTCGCGCGCGCCTTGTGCGCGAGGTAAATCCCTGCTACTGGCCTCAGTATCGTCGTCCTCAATATGCAGCCAAATGGTCTCTTTCGGTGGAGAGCCGATGAGAGTCCAATGGATTCCACAACCCTCCGGGCCACAGATGATTGCGATGTTCGGCCATCTGTCCAAGGGTCCGAGTAGGAGAGCATCGAGTGGTCCCTTCTGAGTGCAGTCTCGATTGAGACACTCGGGGAGGACGGAGACGCCGTAGACCGTGGCTGTGCGAGAGTGGAGATTCATGCTCCGATTACTGGGGCAGAGGACTTGTTTCGGAATGGGTTTGCCTTGGAGGAGCCGAGTCATGCAACCCACCGAGATGAGAGGCGGCTGATGACTTCGGTTTGTTTGGTTGTGAGGGTCGTTCCCTCGATGAGTCGATTGCGTATCGACTTACAGAAGTTGGCCTCCCATCCATTCAGGAAACTCGGGTGGTCTACCCACTCTGAGATATTATCGAAGAGGGGGTTGTGAATGACGAGGTCCCCATTCTCCCAAGAGGCTCGTCGTTCCAAGGACTGAACCAATCGAGTCATACCCTTGGTGAGATTGTGACGACCCTTGACTCGGATTTGACGTTCGGCTCTCGATGCTGCCGACCTCTCCCAGTCATCGAGGTGTTTGTTCACCAACTCGATGACCTCTCGGAACTCGTCGGCATCCACCGCGAATTGGGACCTTTGCTTCGCCAGTTGCTCTGCGAACTTCGCGGACCTCACTCGGTTCTTGGCAATCATTTCGTTTCGACTAATCTCCTTCTGTTTCTGCTTCTCATGCCACTCTTCCCACCGTTCATCGGCAGTCAGCAGAAACTCGTTCCACTGCTTCCACAACTTCGGTCCCGGGTAGCCATGAGAAGTGAGTCGCTTGACCATCGCTCGTTGGAGTTTCCTAAGCGCGGGGTCGCGTGGGCGCAGGCGTCCCGCATAGAATGACTTCTCGTTTGCCATGTCGGAATATTTCCCGAGACGGGACATCGCATCAGGGTGTTCGGTGGCGAACTTCTCCTTGTTGAATAGGTGCTTGGCTTTCTTCATGTTCCCACGCAGGAATATTGTCTTCTCGTCGTCATTGAGAATCTTCCCATCAACTGTGATTTCGATGTAGCGATGGACGCAGGTATTACCCACGATGATGGTCGAAGGCAGGCCAGTCTTTGCACGAGCGGAGTCGAGCAGGATGCACTGTTCACGGATGGGATATTTTCCACAGAGAGTGCAGGTTCCCATCGCATGTCCGAAGACCGATTTTTCATAGACCCAGTCCTGCTTGAAATCGTTGTAGGTTCTGAGTTCTCCCTCGTCATTGAAGATGGTGGAATGCTTGGCGAGATTCACCACCTGCCTGCGCTCAATACCCTTAGCGTCTGAGGCTATGCTGTGGTATATCTCGTCAGGCATCTCTCCCCTATCGGCCTGCCTATGCCATCGAGCCGCTTGACGACGGAGTCTCGCGCTGTTCATAGAGAGAAGAGACCGCCCCACCGTTATCAAGCCAAGTGGCGTTGGAGCCAAGGTGGGGGTTCGACGATGGCTTGTCTGAACCACACCGGAAGAAGGTGGGTGTTGTTTCGTGAGAAGCGGCTCCATGACCCGTCGAGGATGAAGAGATGACCCTTGTCCGTAGAGGTCCTAATGATGCGCCCTGCACCCTGCACCAATTTGAGTGCTGTCTGCAACGAATACCATGCCTTGCATGGGGCTGGGCAGGAATAGGACCCACACAGTCCATTGGAGTATTTGTTGGGAGGTTCGTAGGGACAATTGGGAGACCCCTCGTGCTTGGCTCTCCAAGCATGTTCGTCCTCCTGCATTCGTTGTTCGATGACGGGGTCTCCCTTCATGGGCAAGAATGGGATTTTGCAGATGACCAGCCACTCTGCCAACTTCCCTTTGAAATCGAATCCCTCACCGACGTAGGTGCTGATGAGAACGAGGTCATCATCAGGGCTGTCGAAGAACTTCTTGAGGGCCACTTCCCGACCTCTCGGGTCAGGTCCGTGGGTGACTATCCGAGATTCGTGACCCTCCGCAATCAGACCTTCTATGATGGTTCTCCGAATGGCGTGGCTGTGAGGTAGGATGACTCCTCGTTTGTGGGGGAATCGGTCCATGATGGCGGAGATGGCGCGGACTTGTTTTGGAATCGACTTGTCTCGTTTCCCGTAGGACATGGGTCCGCAGGGTGCGTAGTGAATGTTGAAGTTCTCCTTGGGAAATGGGGAGTCGGTGACATTGACGAATAGGTTGCGTTGGTCTTGGAGACCGAGGTTCGTGAGGAACGTATCGACATCGAGGATGGTTGCCGACATCAGGATTCTTTGCTTGGAAATCTCGTCCAATCTTTCACCGGCGAACCTACTGACGCGAGTAGGTCGGACTCTGAGAACCTGTCCGTTTCTGTCGGCGGTGTTTTCGATGACGACTTCGTTCGGCGTTCTCATCAGGTCCACGAGGATGGCGGTCTTGCTGGCGAGTGCGCGATACCGGTCTCGGGCATTCTCATCGCCCATGGCATCAGCGAGTTCGACTCCTTGGATTGCTCCCTCGTGGAGTTTCTTGAGGGGGTCCACCCAATCGGCTGGGTGATAGTGCAGAGGGAAGTTGTGGGTCTCGCCGTTGATGAGGACCCAATCAGCCATGGTGATGTGGATGTCCAGTAGGTCCAACAGGAATGGTTCCAACTGGTGCGCCTCATCAAAAATCGCGAACTCCCTTTGCCCAAAATCGAGGCTCCCTTGGATGACTCGGAATAGGTAGGCGGGATTGCTCAGGACGAGTCGATGGTCAGCCGCCAAGAACTTCTGTTCGTAGTAGGGACAGGGGTCCTCTCGTTTGGTGTGTGGACATACTCTGCCCTTGGGCCAGCAGGGTGCGCCTGCGGCATTCCCCTCGCGCACCCAACAGGGGAAGTTGGCACGACCTTTGACCTCTCTGAGAATGCTCCCGTAGTCCCTTCGATATTGTTGGGTCAATCCCAGCGTCGGCGTCAGGAGGTAGGTGGATTTGAACCACTTCTGAACAGTCATGGCGATGGCAGATTTACCGATTCCGGTGGGGGCTTGAATTACGATGTTGTCGAAGTTGTCGTTGGTCAGGGCGTAGCGTATGACGGACAGTGCTTCTCGTTGGAATGGTCGCGGAGATGGCATCGTGAAGTCAGGTTGAATCTCGCTCCACATATCAGGGAGGGGAGATTTGGATGGAATGTTGATGCGGACAACCGGCACAAACTACGGAGATAGCCCCACCGTATTGAATGGGCGCGTCCTGACGGCCTCTAATGCTCCGGGGGTCTCCATACTCCCCGGAAGGTAAAGACGCGCTCTATGGGCTTCTATTTGAGAAGGGATTCAGGAGGGTCTGAACCCCAGTTTCAGACCCGGGGGGAGTTGTCCCGCCCCCGGGGTTGTGTAAGTCCGGTCAGAGGCCTATTGGCCCCATCAGCAAGTGGCGCGACGGCCTCGGGCGTATGCGTAGGTGGACGCACCGCTCCGTGACCTCGACGCCAGCATCGCGTTTGCTTCTGCTCGTGTCATTTCTGTCTCATCTCCTTTGTTGTCTTGGCATTCGTTCTTGGTTCGTTCAGTCGGACAGGCCGTTCATCATGATGTAGGCTGCCAGCATGTTCACCGAGTCCGTCGCGGAGTTCGTTCCACGGCGGCTGATGGTGGCGTAGAGGTTGTCTCCACACAGGCAGGCGGTGGTGTCCCACCCATCATCATCGGTTCCGGTTGTCGGGCTGTCGTTGTTGTCGCTGTTGTCGTTGTTGTCGTCGCTCATTTTTTCTTGTCTCCTTTCAGTTTTGGAATGGGTTGCTGGGAACTTCCACCCTGCGGCCTCGGCCTCGGTGGGCGCGGGGGTTGCGAGAGTAGGTCACGGTGGCTCGGGTGACTTTGCTGGTGATGGGTTTGGAGAGGATGTCGCCGGTCATGTCCACGAGGGTATCGGTGCGAGTCACACCGAGGGTGAAGGTCTGAGTGGAGCGGCGTAGGTAGATGGTGGCGACTCGACCGTGGCGGACGATGACGACGACCATGTCGCCGTTGGATTTCTGTCCCCATGCCTGTCCCCTCTGTGCGCCGAGGTTGTGAGCGATGATTCCGAGGCTGGAAGTGCCGTAGCGAGCGCAGGCCGAGTTCACTGCCCTGATGGTGGCTGCTGCTTCGCTCCCAGTGAGCCTCTCATCGACCCTCTCAAGGGCGTGGGCGGAGAGGCCGGGTGTCATTACCTGCTGGCTCATAGAGCCAGCAGGGGGGGCCTTCTCTATATCAATGATTCCCTAATCTGACCCCTTTTTGACCTGATTTGATTAATTTCTGACCACGCCGAGGACTTACTGGCGTCGATATTTCGTCCTATTCAAGCCAGTAGGTCATCCAAACGATGCACTACGGTCACTTTTTCTGATTATCACGCTCGTTTCGGCGGATTCTGAGCAAGGCGGAGGACAGATAGAGAATCATGTCGATGGCCTCCTCAAGTGCCATCTCGACCCATGAATCGTCCTCCGTCCCATACTGAGTGGTGTCATCATCCACGCGGAAGCCATGCCCATACTCGTCAATACCCACCTTGAGTCGATTCAGAATCAGAGCGATGACCTCCCTGTTGTCATCGTTGTCAATGACGCTCATATTGTCAGCCTCCGTAGGAACGTCTTGACCGATAGCAGGTCGTCTTGGGAGAGAGCGCACCAGTAGAGAGCCTCACCAAGATTCTGATAGATGACTCGCCTGAGATTGAGAGGAACTCCTTCGTCCTCGCTGACCGTCCGATGGAAGGCATTGAGAATCTCAGCCCCGGAGAGTCCCCTCTGACCTAACTTCTCGATGAGCGTGTCGAGCCGTCGATGAGTCTTGAGCCATTTCGGGTCGTCCTCCTCTAACCTACTGGCGTCGATAACCAATCCGAGAATCTGTCTGAGTTTTTCCGGGGCCATCTCGATTGCGATTTCTTGGACATCCTCGACTTCGACTTCGCCGGGAATCCGAGTTGCGGAGTAGAGCAGGTTCAGAGACGCCCTCATAGAGCCGTCAGAGAGCCGCGCTAAGGCCGTCAAAGCCTCCGGCCCCACCTTGAGACCCTCGGAGGCAACAACACGCGCTATGGCCGTTGAAATGACCTCTTCCGATATGGGTCGAAATCGGGCTGACGAGAAGGCGCATCGGTCCCTGAGTGGAGAGATGATTCGATGAGGGTAATTGCAGGATAGGATGAACCGGGTCTGCTTGGCATATTTCTCCATCACACGCCTGAGCGCGGCCTGCGCGTCGGGGGTTAGATGGTCGGCCTCATCCAAAAAGACCACGTTGAACGGAATCTGAATCTCCCTGTCCCCCACCGCGTAGGAACCAATGACCCCTCGACTTGAGAAGTCCTTGACCTTCGTCCTGATGACTGAGATGCTCCGCTCATCACTCGCATTCAATTCCATGAAGTTGGATTGCCAGTCGTCACCGAAGAGGGTCCTCATCAGAGCGATGGCTGTGCTGGTCTTCCCGGTCCCGGCTGGGCCAGCGAACATCAGATGAGGGAACGCCCCATCGTTCTCATTCGCATGGACGCGCTCGACCATGTAGCGGAGACGGCGAGTGATGTGGTCTTGGCCGACGATGTCATCGAGATGTTGGGGGCGATACGACTCTGTCCACATTGACTCTACGAGTGACCCCCACCGTCTTGAAGTGAACTACGCAGTAGACCAGCGTCCAGCATATATCCGGTTGCCCACCACTCCGAGGACAGTCGGGTAGTAGATGGGGGCGACATCGGCTTGGCGAGAGAATCCTGCGAGGCGGTGGTAGTGGCGGAACTTGTCGGTGTCAATGCTCCCATCGTCGTTCAAGAAGTGGGCGACGGAATCCCCGTTGGAGAAGTCCGCGAGGCGGAAGAAGGCACACATAAGGCTGTAAGCGTCGGTTGCGTTGCGGGAGACCGGCGCACCGTAGTAGGCGTTCATGTAGACCCATGAAGCGTCAGTCCAGTTCGTCTTGGTCTCCCAATCGACCTCGACACTGTGGCGAGTGTCGTTGGCCGGGTCGAGGGTGGGGTCTATCGCATTGTTGTCTACTGTGGTGAAGTCCGAGATTGCTGCTGAGACGAGGGTTGCTGCCTCTGAGATTTGGCCGAACTTCTTCAAGAGGATGGGGGTCTCGACCACTCGGTCGCGGAGGGAGTTTCGGCGTAGGGACTCTGCCTCGGTGATGGTGACGAAGACCACGCGGACCGAGTAGCCTGCGTCGGTGGCCCTGTTCGCGTAGTTGAGGACCTTCTCGTGGTTTGTGCCGGTGGTGTCGTAGGTGATGTTGCCGACCGGGTTGGTGAAGGCGGATTCCAAGAGGCCAGCCTCGATGCCCTTGGACCATGCGTGTAGGAGGCCGGGGTGGTCGGGGTCGTAGTCAGGGTGAGACTTCTTGATTGCGTCACAGTCGATGAAATCGTGGGTCCCATTGAACATCCTGTTAGCGATTGTGGACTTCCCCGAGGCGGGGACTCCCATCATGATTACGAACTCTCTCTCGGAGGTCTCGGGTGTGTTCTCGGTGCGGCTCATGAGCCGCACTGGAGGCCGTCCCTATATCAATGTTTTCTCAAAATCAATGGTTTTTGACCTGATTATGCCATTTTCTGACCACGCCGCGCTTCTGACGCGCGGCGGGTGGAACCCGGGATTTAACCCCCCGTAGGGGGGTTGTCGAAATGTGCCAAGAGGACGGAGACATGGAGTCCCCTTGAACAAAATCGCTCAGGTTGGATTTTTACTTTAGTCTTAATCCATAATTGGACCTACTGGCGTCAGTAAGTGCCTACACTGTGAGACTCGCAGCGAATCGAATCGAGGAGACGAAGTCAGGAGCCTGTCGCCCCACCTCAAGTCTCATCGTAGAACCGGTCGGGCCAATCGACCACGAGATGTCGAATGCCATCTGCCTTCCAACCAATCCACCCTCGACCGATGCGAAGTCGATGATGTCCCCGGGCTTGAGGTCGAACCTCCCCGGGAGTGCCTCCACTATCCAGCGTATTTTGGAGATGCCCTGTTGGTTGAGTATCTGCCGAGCGAACAGGCTGGCTTGGGTTTCATCTGTGACGGACGGCTCGTCGAAGAGTCTGTGAATTGGGTTGGTCGGAATGGTCGATGGCTCCGTTTTGATAATGTCCAATGCGGAGTTCCGGACAGTGACCATATTCACCAAGTCAGTGTCCTCCTCGACCCGGTCGATGTTAGTGGGGTAGAGGTCGAGGGGAGCGGTCGTCCGAGGAATCCGCCCAGCGATGTAGGGCGTGTAGGAGGTAGCATCGACATTGGGGAGTCGTTCCATCCCGATTCCAGCCTTGGTCTGATGCCCATAGATTCGGTAGCGGAGAGGAGTCACATTGACCTGCGACATTAGGTATTGGACTGCCGACAACCGAGTCTTCCCAACGAGGTCCAGCCCCGATGACATCTTCACTCGGGTCTGCCCGATGATGTCGCCCATCTCAATGGAGTAGTTGCTCCCAGCAATTACGTCCTTGATGACACTCGCGACATCACATCCGGTGTTGAGCGATGTCGGGTTCACGAGAATGACTTCGTTCCCCAACAGAGCGAGAGAATCTTCGGCGGTGATTGTGAAGTCATTGAAACTGACATCGACATCTGACACAATGCCGTAGAAGACATATTCGGAAGTGGTGGTTGTTCGGACTTCGGGGAATGCGATGATGCGGATTGTGTCACCTCGACTGACGAGGTCCTGTCTCTCTCCTCCCCCGTTGTTGAGAACCACCGTGGCGATGCTGGGAGCGTTGAACGTATGTCGAACTGCCACACGCTTCACACCAACCATCTCGGTAGTGGTTGCCCCTCGGATGAAATCGACCCTGACGGCGTCTACCATAGACCGGATGATTCAGTTAGGGTCTAAGACCATTCTTCCGTCAGTGAGTTTGCCTTCCCCACTCCGACGAGAAGTGCTTGACGGTAGCAGGCCTTGAATGCCGGGTAGTCCTCCGTGGTCAGCACACCCGCCCGTATGTAGGCATCGAAAACCTCTGACCCAACTTGCTCCGCGTCTTTGATGAACAGTTGGCCCAAGGTCATTTCTTGGAGTGATAGAGACTGAACGAGATGATACATGAGGTCATGGACAAGGGATTCAATTTCAGGATTCGTCCCGAGGTCCACCGGGCTGTCATCGTCGGGGTTCATGGAACCACTAACGATGACCCCACCGTTATGACTACTCCTCTCGTCTGAATGTTGCCATCCATGGAGTTTCACCATGCTTCCCACCCTCACGGTCGTAATCGAACGATGTCATCCTACCGACGAAGGTCTTGACATCAGCCCCTCCGCCATACGCAGTCTGTTGCCACTTGATTGTCAG